TCGATCTTTTCGGCTCTGTCACTAACCAGATCTCTACAAAGGGTTTCGTTTTCGGTGTCTGCGGGTTCGATGGTTCGATAGCAGGCCGCACTCTCACACGAAACACAAACGTTGTAGGTCAAGTAAAGATCCGCGAGGACGAGGAAATAGAGTTATTCCAAGCACTAGGATTATTGTAATAATGATGGGATCACCGGGGCAGTGCCCTGCTTGTGACACGGCAGACCTAGAGCGTCGTGGTGGGAAAGATTTTTGTACTAGGTGTTTCTATATCCAGCCGTGTTGTGACGGTGGAAAGTGCTGAAGGTTTCTCTTTAATCTCGCTACCCCTCTCTCTCGCTACCCCTTTTTTAGAGATTTGCGATTTCTGAGCAATCCCAGTGGGTTTTTTTCTTAACCCCCCCCGAATATAGAGCGACTAGGGGGTCGTGCTACGATTGAGCCAAGAGATAAGTACCACCTACAAAGGGAGAGCAAGATGGATATCAAGAAGTTACAGAAGATACTCAACAACGCAATAGAGAGTTACGGTGCTGGTTTAATGTCGGCAACCGCGTTGCGGATTACATACGCAGCAATCTTAGAAACTGCGAAGTCTGGCGGATTCACAAAACAAGAATTGTTCGAGGGGTTGCGCGATGGACAATAAACTTTACAGAGTGGCGATCCCCGCAACTTTTATAGAGGACGCCAGAGACGGCATAGAAGATCAAGCCCGCGAGGGAGACCAGAGGTTCGCCACGCTGCTCGCCAAGATCGAAGCAGCACCCGTCAATAAACGGGGTAATGGTTTCTCGGTGACCGTTCACTTAACCGAAGATGAGTTAGGTGCATTGCAGAGTGAGGCTGAATACAAAAACGAGTACTGGAACACAGACTCCTTTGGAATCAAAGAATCAAAGGGAACCATCCCACAATATGCAAAGTCAGCCAAACGAATGGCAAACAGAATAGCCAAGATTAGGGAGAGTGCGTAATGAAACATCATCCTTGGGTGCGAGTTGGTAAGGCTTGGAAAATGCAAGATAGTTACTCCACGATCTATTGCAAAAGAATCAGGAGCATGTACGAGTTAATTACAAAAAACAATAATCCGCTGCCAGAGCAAAGCCCGTGGATGTCGCTAGGGCGATACAAGACATTAACGGAAGCGAAACAGCAAGGGCTGCTGCTCATGTCGTTCCCGACCGATTACGAAAGGGGTGAGTAAGATGCAAGAACTTGAAGATGCAGCATTTGAACCAATGCTTTGGGTGTGTACTTATTGCGGTAGCAACTCTGAGTATCCCCGCGCACTATGCGAGCCATGCTTGCAGGCACATAAGGCTAAGGCTTGCGAGGCTAGGGCGGGTTCCTGTCACGCTTGTAACATGATCGAACTGGAAGGGGAACTCGATGAGTAAAAAACAGCAAGTGATGAAACTAGCCGAAGAACTTCATGTGGAGGTCTATCGGGACGACCGCAAGGCGGTCTGCTTGGAAGCACCCGACGGCTACTGGTTCTATGCCAGCGGTTGTCACGGTTGCGTCGCCAGTATTTTTGAGGAGGACGCTATGACCTTGGCGTGGAGCATGGCTTTGAAAGACTTACGAGATGGGCTTGTACCTTGCACGGCGCACGACCCATCAGATTGGGACTGCTTACCAGCAACCGAAGTGGTGCGAACCAGAACGGAACCGTGGTGACATGAAACCATTGCTGAACATTTTTATTACTGCGACTGAAGCGCAAGCGTGGGAGGTGTACACGTTACTGGATACCTTTGAGACTAAAGACCTGCAAAGGTATATCGAACTGGCGTTGAACTTTTATGAAGAGGTTCGGGTTAGTCGTACCCCCCACCCCCTTAAGTACACTCGGGGGTAGCGTTATACTTGATCTAGCAGCAACACACCAACTAACAAAGGGGCAACAAATGAACAACACCGCAAGTACCAACCAAGAGAACTACGACTACGCGATGAACGCGATGATCGAAGGCCTCCGTGACGGCAAAGTCACCGATCAGGAGTTCTACCTAGTCTCCCGCTCGCTTAAGGTGATGCTGAACGAGGTGGTTCCAAATGACTACCTATGATGCGTGGTGCGCAACACTGCCAAGCCGTGACTCTATCAAAATTAAATGGTGGGTTGTTCAAGACGGTCGGCGTTATCCTCACGAAAGCACGATGCGAGGCCAATGGGCTTTCGAGGCCACTTGCGCTTGCGGGTGGGACTCTAAGACTGGCGGCGCGGTTAGAAGTGCAATAAGGCGAGATGTTGCAAACCACAAACTTTACGATCACCAATAAGGGAGGAATTATGGAGTGGCGAAGTGCGACCGAAGGAATTAAAAGCCCGATTCGGCTCCGTAATGGAACGTATGACGGAAGGATGGGTACTTACTGGGCGTGGCCGATAGATGGATATTTCGATCTGCACCACACTGACTTAGGTGTCAGCCCAGACGGCTCCGAAGTTGTGGGGGAGTTCTACTCCACTCTGAAGGAAGCAAGAACAGAGGCAAGAGAACTAACAAACCTAGAGGGGTGGAAAAAATGGATTTGAAAAACATGTTAGGCCTAGTGGTACCGCACGAAGTTACTTGTGTGGAATGTAATCGGAAGTTCGACATGACTAAAGAGGGCGACGTAACTGAATGGGCGTTTGGACATGATTGTGAAGGATCGTGAGCGGGCAGGCGGGGAGGGGTAGGAAGCGATGAACGCTGATGAGGTTCGATCACTGCTGTTAGGTAAAAAGACAGCACGAAGCAAACAGAGAGCCATTGGCCCATCAGAGATAGGCGGCTGCAAGCGGAAGGCTTGGCACAAGATAGAAGGCACACGAGCAACTAATCCTTCTACTCACTCTTTGGCTGCCACGCTGGGAACCGCTATACATTCTTGGATCGAAGAATCGTTGAGAGGTAACCCACGCTTTTTGTTAGAGACCGAGGTTGAACGGGACGGGATTCTTGGGCATGTGGATTGTTTCGATCTGGAGAATGGTGAAGTGATCGACTGGAAGACTACAACGAAAAGAAACATTCCCTACTTTCCTTCAGAGTCACAGCGTTGGCAGGTGCAGGTGTACGGCTGGCTGATGTCTCAGACCCACGATGTTAAGTCGGTGTCTCTGGTTGCTATTCCTCGTGAGGGTGGGGACATGGATATAGTTACGCACACGGAACCTTACGATGAGTCTGTTGTTGAAGAGGCTCTTGCTTGGCTTCGTGAGGTGAAAGTTTCATGGGAACCACCAAAGCCTGAAAAGAAAAAACCTTTCTGTAAAAAGTATTGCAAGTTCTACGATCCCACGGGGATAACTGGATGCCCGAGTATCGGCTAATTGACGGCCTTCTAAGCGTCTTGGATATCTTTCTAGTGGGATTACGCTAGAGAATAGGGGTTAATCGCTCTATCCACCCGCAAATCGCTTTCAAATACAACAGATATACCCAGTTGGGAAGCGAGATTCTTGATTAGATATATTCCCAAAACAAAACCGAATACAACTTTTCATATACAAGCATCGGGTTAGTCACCCATGCCAACCGGCCGTTAGAGGGTGTCGGGTTTCCTTGTAAAGAACACGACGCAAGGCGCAGCCAAGCAACAATTAGTTGAAGCGAAACTTGGCGAGATTGTTCGGGTGCATCTAACACGAGTTGCCTAGATGCCACGCCTTCGGGACCCGGCAATTATTTGGGCGCAACTGATTAACCTCCCCAGAAATCTACACTGCTGAAGGTGACGGTTAGATCGAGGGTTTGGAGAAAACAACTTCAAGCCCTCATCTGTCTACTTTCAGGTTCTGGTTAGTTCAAAGAAAAATAGGTACTTTGTTTCTGTGCGCAAGTTTTCGGGTGTAGACTTCGGTTAGCAACGTGTCCAAGTGACCCAGCCTGTGGTCGTGACCCTAGTGGTTCTCTCAGGGTCTGGGTTGCTATGCCCTGACCTGAGAGGTGCTCGTGAAGTACACCGTTCTTTCTAATTTATCTTATTCCGGTAAGACCGCTTCCGTTGGTGATGTTGTTGAAGACATTCCCGGTAAGTCGGTTTCGTGGCTTCTTGAGCAGGGCCATATTGTTCTTGTTGATTCCCCTAAAAAAAGTGAGCGTAAGTCTCCCATCGAAGGAGATAAGTAATGCCAACTTTTCGTCACGGTAAGTCCACTGCAGTTTTCATTAACGGAACAAACATGTCAGCGTTCTTGAACTCGGCTTCTTCGACGATGGCTATTGAAACCGCTGAGACCACAACTTTCGGTGATCAGGACAAAACGTACATTACTGGCTTGTCTGACGGCACGGTTTTGATGAGTGGTTTCTTTGACTCTTCCGCTGGTGCTTCCGACGCTGTATTAAGCGGAATGATCGCGGTTGAAGACAACGCCGTTTCGATCTTTCCAATGGGTAACATTATTGCTAGACCCGCCACTGTCGCTAACGGGCAAATGACTGCCTACGATATTTCATCGCCAGTCGGTGACGTTGTTGCTTTGACCGCAGAGGTTCAGGCTGATGGTGGATTGTTCTACGGGTTCGATCTTGTCGGGGCGGAAGTAACCACAACGACAGGCACTACCGCTTCGCAAGATAACGCCGCTTCAACAGCCGGTGGCTTATCGGTTAACCTTCACGTTCACGCAAACACCCACGATGGAACAACGATAGTCAAGATCCAACACTCAGCAGATGATTCAGTGTTCGTTGATTTAGTTACTTTCACCACCATTGGTGCGGGAGCAACTACTGGAGAAAACATAGCAATAAGCGGAACCGTGAACCGTTATTTACGGGCAAGTTATACGCTGGCCGGATCGACCGGTTCAGTGTCGTCAGCAATCGCACTAGCAAGGAGATAAGTAAATGCCAACTTTCAAGCATGGAAAAAATGCAACATTCAGCATCGACGGTGCAGCCGGAACACTGGTTGACATATCCGCCACCCTCAACACGATCAGTATGCCCCGCGCCGTTGAGACAGCCGAGACAACCGCTTTCGGTACCCAAGACAAAACCTACATTGTTGGTCTTTCTGACGCAACGATTTCCATTTCGGGAATGTTCGATCAGGCAACAGATGTAGACCTGAAGACCATGATCGCGAACCTCAAATCAGGAACTCTTGCAAGCGCAAGTTTCGAATACGGCCCAATGGGTTCAACATCCACCTACCCGAAGTTCACTGGTGAAGCAATCGTAACCGCGTACGACATTTCTAGCCCCGTCGGTGACGTTCTCACCTACTCGCTGGAACTTCAGGTCACCGGAGCAATCACTCAAGGTGTCTACGCATAACCATTCAGCACAATTATTCACGTTCCCTTGTGGACCAACTAAAGGATAAGAAATGAACTTACGCGACAAGATTCTTGCAACCGAAGACATTGAAAGCGAAACAATCAACGTCCCGTCATGGGGCGTGGATCTTCTCATCAAAGGAATGTCTGCTGGTGAAAGAGTCCTACTAATGCAGAACGCTTACGACGCAAAAACTGAACAAGTAAACATGTCGAAGGTTTACCCCGACGTTGTGGTGTCGTGCGCTCACGATCCCGAAACAGGGGAACCAGTGTTTACTAAGAATGACAAGGAAGCGATTCTTGGTAAGTCAAGTGCAGCGATTGAAATAATCGCTAACGCTGGACTGCGACTATCCGGTATCGGTGCAGAAGCACAGGACGCGGCGGGAAAAGATTCCTCGTCCACCCTGAACGAAGATATGTAATTGAACTAGCGGAACGCCTCAGTAGGACGGTGGGTGAACTTCTTTACGGAAGCCCCGCCCATCGTCCACTGAGTTCCGCAGAGATGACAGAGTTCATCGCGCTTGACAATTTACGGGCGTGGGAACAAGAGCAAGCAAACCGTCGGAGGTAATTGAAGTGGCGCAAGAAATGGACGTTACCGCTAAGTTCCGTGCCGACATCACCGACATGTCTGCGAAGATGAAATCACTTGACTCGCAACTTAAAGGAATCGAAACTCAGGCCGACAAAACTTCCAAGACAATGAGCGAGAAGTTCAAGTCTGCGGGTGAGGGGATGAGTAAGGCCGGCAAAAAAATGACTCTCGGTATCACGTTGCCACTTGTGGGTATTGGTATCGCGGCAGGTAAAAGCGCGATGGACTTTGAAGCGTCCATGAGTAAGATTGTTGGCCTCGTTGGTTTATCAACGGATGAAGTTGACGGCATGAAAGACGCGGTTCTTGAACTTTCAGGAACAACAGCAAAAGCACCAGCAGAACTAGCAGATGCTTTGTTTGTTGTTACTTCGGCTGGTCTTAAAGGGCAAGCAGCCATAGACGCACTTACCGTTTCAGCAAAAGCATCTACCGCTGGCCTTGGTGAAACCGCAGACATCGCTCGCGCCGTTGCTGGATCTGTAAACGCATATGGTTCAGCGAACCTTTCGGCTGCAAAAGCCACCGACGTTATTGTTGCTACCGCTCGTGCAGGTAACTTCGAGACTTCACAATTTGCTGGTGCTATTGGTCGGGTTCTCCCAATGGCGAAACAGGCAGGGGCAAGCCTTGAAGACATGGGTGGCGCAGTCGCTCTTTTAACAAGAACAAACGGAGACGCTGCACAATCAGTCACGCAGGTGCAAGCATTGTTCAAAGCGTTTGTTGTTCCCACGACAGAGGCAAAGAATGTTCTTGCAGATCTGGGAATGACCGCTGGTGACATGAGAGACAAAATCTCTAAAGATGGTTTGGTTAGTGCCATGAGAGAACTTGATGGTGCGCTAGGTGGAAACAGAGAAGTTCTAGGTAAACTCGTTGGTTCATCTGAAGCCGCCTCCGCAGCCTTCCAGATTCTTGACGCTGACGCTGACTCTATCGCGGGAACATTCGGCGTGACTGCGGATTCGGTAGGCATGACAGGTGAAGCGTTTGAAAACGCCACAGAAACTTCAGCGTTCAAGTTTCAACAAGCACTAACAGAGTTAAAGGTCTCCCTGATTGAGGTAGGCAACACTCTGCTACCAGTGTTCAACCAAATGGTCGGTTTCATTTCCAACTTGACAAATTCATTCATGGCACTATCACCCGAAACCAAAAAAATGGCAGTAGTGGCTGGCGGGTTAGCCGCCGCAGCAGGCCCACTTCTTTTAATCATGGGTAAAATAGCCACCATCATTGGGGCGTTGAAACCACTGTTCATGGCAATAACCCTAGCAGGGTCTGTTCTCGCCATTAAAATTATTGTTGTTGTTGCAGCGGTAGCGGCACTCGTCGCAATCTTCAAATGGGCTTACGACAACTCTGAGTCTTTACGAACAGCAGTCTCTGGCTTGATGGCAGTTTTCAAAGACATTTGGACGCTACTAAAAGACAGTGTTCTTGGCGTATTTGAATCTCTCACTGGAAGCACATCAGAAGTAGATGACAAGTTTAGAGACTTCGGCGGAAGGGTGAAAGACACAACCTCGGTGCTTCAGAAGATCGGGGACTTCATCAAGAAAGCATTGACCGTGTACGTACAAACCTTAACAAAATACATAAAGTTCTTGGCTGCCGCTTTTCAAGTCTTGGTAAAGTATGTACAAGTCTTCATCACGATAGCGAAAATGGTCGGTAATGTTATTAAAGGCGTTCTGATTCTATACATAGACATTCTGATGAATAAACTGGGACCGTTTAGTACAGCACTAAGGGCAGTCGCGTCAGGAGTAGGAAATGCTTTTGTTTCGATTGCTAATTTCGTTAAATCTGCTTTCAGCAAAGTCGGTTCTTTTGTAGAAACATTTATCAACACAGGTATTGACGCGGTCAACGCCTTAATTAAGGCTTACAACATGCTTGCCGGAATACTCCCCGGCATGTCTAAAGTCACCGAAATCACTGCCTTCAAGTTTAAGTCCCTTGGTAGCAACGCCGAACAAGCGGCCAAAGGCAGCCATCACCTTTCTGAATCATTGGTTCGCGGCGCTGATTTAGCGGCGGGTGCCCGTGACTCATTTTCACAGACTGCAAAAGTTGTTAAAGACTTGGCGACAGAAGGCGATGCTGGCACTGTTATTATTGACGAATTGGGAGATGGTGTTGCTGGTGCTGGAAACGCAGCGAAAACTGCGGCAGAGAAACTCGCTGAAGCAAAAGAAAAGTTCAAAGAATCCTTTAAACAAATACGCGGAACGATAGTCGCAGAAGTAGACAACATAAAAGCAAAAATGGAAGAGATGAAAGTGTCGGTATCAGACTCACTGATGCAAGGGTTCTCTTTTGATCGCATATCGAAGCCACAGTTAGACGCGCAAGGTGAAGAAATTGGGCTGTCCATCACCCAACGAATCACAGAACAAGCGGAACAGATCATCGGGTTTAGCCAAAGAATAAACGAACTGATGCGGCTTGGTTTGTCAATGGACGACCCACTAATGCAAATGGTTCTAGCGGAAGGTGCTACTTCAGGTTTAGGAATCGCTGACGAGTTGATCGCTGCTGGTGCAGAAGGTATAGCGGCAAACAGCAAGATGCTGGAGTCGGCGCAAGAAGCAGCAAACGGTATTGGCGTACATGCTGCCGATGCTTTCTACAAGGCTGGGCTTGATAGCGCGGAAGCAACAGTAAAGGCTTTCGATGACAACTTTTCCGCAGGTGGTAAAGGTTACAAGAGACTTAACAATCAGATGACTAGGCTGGCTCGCTCTCTTGACCGGAAGTCAACTATTACTGTTACCACAATTAACAGGGTTATTAACCAACGGGTAGATGGGGCTCGTGCAGCAGGTGGCCCCGTGAGCGCGGCAAAGACTTACCTCGTTGGTGAAAAAGGCCCAGAACTTTTCATACCAAACGTTGGCGGAAACATTCTTCCTAACAACGAACTACCAATGCCCTCTCCACCGTCTTTTGGGGCATCTGGGGGCGGTCGTATGGGCGGCGGGGGTGGAAACACCAACAACGTAAACAGTTACGCTATCACCGTTAATACTGGGGTGGGAGATCCACGACGAATCGGTGAAGAAATTATCAACAACCTGACAAAGTTTGAGCAGGCCAACGGCGCTGTGTTTGTTAGGACGTAATGAGTACCCTTCAAGTAGAGATTGTTTTCGACCTTAATGCTAACGGCGCGGGCGACTTCTTTACGTTAGATGACGCGGCAAAAGGCAAACTGGATAACACGGATTACAAACTCGCTGGCCCACTCTTTACCGACGTTTCAGATACAGTCCGTAGCGCAACAGTTAACAGGGGCAGGAACCGGGCTTTAGAAAGATTCACGGCAGGCACAGCGAGTGTGACGCTCGATAACCGAAACAGGTATTACGACCCGACCAACGTGGCTAGCCCTTACTACGGGCAGATCCTTCCACAAAAAGAAATCGTTATCAAAGATCAGGGCGTGACAATTTACACTGGCCTGATTAGTGACTGGAACTTCGGTTACGCGGTAGGGGGCGACAGTACCGCTGAGGTTGTTTGCGTTGACGGAACATCTTTACTCGTTGACCCTTTCCTCACAGCCGCCACTCAGGTCGCTGAAACGACAGGCGAAAGAATTGTAAAAGTTCTTGACGACATTGAATGGTCAGGCGTTAAAAGAGTTATCAGTACAGGGAAGCAATCACTCGGAACAGACGTTATTGCTGCCGACACGAAGGGGCTTGAATACTTAAACAAAATTGCTATATCGGAACCGGGCGCTTTCTTTGTGAGCAAAACCGGGTCTCTTGTTTTCAGGGATCGTGACGACCTTCAAACAGCGACCAGCACTGTTTTCTCTTCTTCACAGATTCCTTTCTCTGCTATCGCGGTTGAGTACGGGATCGAAGAAATGATGAACTCGGTTCTCGTGAAGTGGACTGGTGGCGAGGTTGCACTCACCGACGCTGATTCGATAGCGGCATACGGGCCGTTCGAGACAACCTATAACACGCTTCTTCCGTCAGCCGAGAACGCAACATCTTTCGGGCAGTTCCAACTCGGCTTGTACGCGCAACCGACATATCGCGTTGACCAAATCACCACACTTTTACATGCACTCCCCGTCCTGAAACAGCAGGAAGTCTTGAACCTAGAACTTGGTGACGTTGTTTTAGTGAAGTGGACTCCCAACAACATTGGTGCGGAAATCACGCAGGCTGTCTCTATCGACAAAATAGAGTTCGCTGGAGTCACCAAGGAAGAACGCGCGGTCACTTTCAGCATGTCCGAAACGGCAGCCTCATTTATTCTTGACAACGCAACGTTCGGCATACTCGGCACGGGAATCTTGGGATACTAAAGAAACAGGTTAGACTACTCACAGCACATCTACGAAAGGTTTAGAAAATGGCAGGTCTAGGGCGCAAGGCGTTTAGCGCAGGTGAGGTTCTCACAGCCGTGAATGTTCAGGGCTACCTCATGGATCAAACCGTCATGGTGTTTGCTGACGCTTCTGCGCGGGACACTGCCATCACTTCTCCGACTGAGGGCATGTTTGTGTTCCTTACAGTGACAGACGCATTACAGTTTTATGATGGTTCCGCTTGGACTGCTTTCACTTCCGGTGGCGGCGGCACTGGTTTGCAAGACGTATTTCTACTGATGGGAGCATGACATGGCAACAGCATACAAATATTCACAGGTACAAGGCACAGCATCAACGGGTACATACGCCACCCTGTACACGACACCCGCTGCTACTGAGGCAGTGATTTCTTCCCTCGTTATCACTAACCAATCTTCAAGCGCTATCACGGTGCGGATTGGTTTGGATGCGACTGCTGGTACTCCGGGTGCGAGCGAGTGGCTTGTTTATGATGCTGCTATTGCGGGTAATGACACGGTGGCCTTGACGTTGGGTGTGACGTTGGATGCGGAGAAGTTTGTTCGGGTGTCTTCGTCTGCTGATACTTGTAACTTTAGTGCGTTTCTGTCGGAGATTTCGTAACTATGGCGATCAATAGTTTTAAGTTTGCTGGATTGTATTCGCCAACTAGCCCTACTCAAGCGAACTTCAGTGATACTGCTACGGGTACTTACTCTGTGGGTGACATTGATTACAAATACATAACCTTCACGGCATCCGGGACATTAACGCTGACAACTGCTGGTGTTGCAGATGTGCTTGTGATAGCAGGTGGCGGTGGCGGTGGAAACAACGTTGCCGGTGGTGGCGGGGCTGGTGGATATTTGTATTCCGCTGGTGTCATTCTGCCTGCCGAATCACTCACGGTTGTTGTGGGTGGTGGTGGTGCTGGTGGCGCGTCTATAAATGCGCTTGGTGCAAACGGAAGTAATTCTGGTGTTGGCTACTACATGTCGCTGGGTGGTGGCGGGTCGAAAACTTTTGGTGGTTCTGGTGGCGGGGCACATTCTTATGACGCTACCCGTGGATTGGGTTTTATTAAACAAGGCAATGAAGGCGGTGGCGCTTCTGCTGGACTTACTTCAGGTTCTGGTGGTGGCGGTGCCGGTACCGCAGGATCAAGCGCCACTAACTCCCCTGTATCTGCCGGTGCCGGAGGGTCAGGCATATCTAACGCAATTACCGGCACATCCGTTGGTCGAGCCGGTGGTGGATCTGGTGGAATAAATAGCAGCCCTCTAACTGTTGGCACAGACGGCGGTGGAAACGGTGGACAATCCGGCACAAACCCGACCGCGGGTGCTGCCAACAAGGGCGGTGGCGGTGGTGGCGGTCAAGGAAGCGCAAACGGTGCTGCTGGTGGCAGCGGTGTGGTAATCGTTCGAGTGAGGACAAACTAAATGACTATCTCTAAACTTTCAACAGCACAAGGCGCAGGATCAGCGATCCCGACAGCGGGTCGTTTCGCACAGATCAGTAGCGGTGGTACTCGTACTACTTATACTGATGGTGGGTTGACGTATGAGGTGAGGACGTTTACGTCTTCAGGTTCGCTCGTTGTTGCTAATAGTGGTGTTGTTGATGTTCTCGTTGTTGGTGGCGGTGGTGCTGGTGGACAATCCGGCGGCGGAGCCGGTGGTGCTGGCGGAATGTTGGTTAAGCAAAGCGGTTTTTTATCAGCAGGAACTCACGCAGTAACTGTTGGCGCTGGTGGTCTAGCAACTCCATTACAAGGGAACAACGGAGAATCATCATCTATCGCTGGTTACGTTGGCGTGGGCGGTGGTGGTGGCGGTGCTGGTGGAGAGTTCACCGGACAAAATGGTGGTTCAGGTGGAAGTCAGGCTGGTAATACGGCAGGGCGTGTTCCCGGAACTGGATTAGACGGTCAAGGTTTTGCTGGTGGTGTTGGCTACTCAAACTTGTCATCAACTTATGTTGCTGGCGGTGGAGGTGGAGCAAGCGCAGTTGGAGG